TGGTCGTCGATCGTGCGCTCGGCGTACTCTGTATTAAGCCCCATAGTGTCTGCCTAATGCTGTAAATGAGCCATCCTTGTTTATTGGCACCAGGGTTGGTGTCAGGGTCTTACCTATGGCTTCTAGTATAGCAATACCCATCTGCCAATTAGCGCTTCCATAGCGTAAATAAGAGGCTTTTTTGCGATCCATAAGATTACCTACCTCAACCCCATATAAGGCCCTGTAATGGCTTCCTACGCCCTCTGCATAGGCACTCATACCTAGTCTGTGGGTGTGGCCACACAATACAGATTTGCCCCATTTTTTAGCCAGGTTAAGAGCTGTAATACCAGCGTGCTGAGACATATTGCCTTCATCGCCGTGGGCTAACATCCAGCCTGGGTGAAACTCATAAGCTGTTTTGTGGTACTCCATACCCATATCCTTAAAACCCATAAACGCTGGGTACTGCAGTTCGGGTAGGCTAATTAAACCAGGGACTTTTAGTAAAGTGTTATAAAGGCGATCAGTATGATTACTGCGGATAATATGACACTTTCGGCTGTACTCACTGAGATCCCACAGTATCGACTTAGTAAGTTCCCGATCATCGTGAATGGTTTGCCGATAAGCCAAAGGTGTGCCCTCAGCCCACTTGCTAATTGTATTAAAATCAATTTCATCCCCGACCACCAATACTGAATCAAACTTTTCCCGCCTTGCTAACTTGATAACATTTTTTACAGCTGCTTCGTGATGGAAGGGCACCTGTAGATCTGATATAACTAAATACCTAATCTTCATCCTCACTAGGAGTTGGAATAACTGGGATAATCCCCTTGTCGCCTACTACCCAATCGGGCATAGACTCTGGGCTATCCATTAGATACAACGCAACAGACTCACTAAAACCAGCCTTGCGTGCAGCTTTATACATTTCGTGCTTGGCAATATAAAACACTTCTAGCTTAGATAATGGGTCAGGTGTTCTACGCACCCTGCGCCTATTTATCTTTTTGCGTTTACGTGTGGTTGCCATATTAAAATTATGACTTACTGATTAACATAAAGAGATCATCGACACGCTTCTCTAGCCGTGTTAATTGATCCTTCATACTAGAGCCACCATTCGGGCGTAACTCATTAAGCCAGCCTTTAACTAAAAAACGTAATCCTATTAGCCCGCCTGATAGCACGGCCATAACGCCAGCGCCAAAGCCAGCCCATTCTGTAGGACTCATTTTTCATTAGCACCGATGCCATAGGCAATATCGGATTTATCTAAAGCCCTAGCTGCTGGCCCTGCGAGTGCTGCAATTACTACAGACAGCGCTGGGTCTAAACCTAATTCATTACTTGCTAAGAATGTTAAGAATGATACCAATACGCCACGTGCGTATGACTTTAGTATCGCCTTCTGTTTTTTGCTTATCTTCATATCTTGCCTCCTATTAGTGGTATATCGAACGGCTTACTGTCTTTGTCGCCTAACTTTGTAAAGCTGATATGTATGTGTCGCTTGTGTGGATTAATGCCTTTATACTTACGCCACTTCCAGTTTAATATCTTCGAGCATATTCGCCCGTTGTAGATGACGTATGATAAACGTTTATCTGATTTCCCTGCGATTTTGATCTGGTCAGCCAGATAAGGTGCGAGGCTATCGGATGACTCCAACCTAGAATCAATATCAATTGCTCTGACCCATCCATTGGCGTCTGGATTATGATCCGATTTTCTGGCGGAGTGACGGCTATCGCCCACCCACCCATCACTGGCAGTACGCCTATCTGGAAACCACGTATCAATTTGATCTCTTAACTGCACACCAGCTGCACATAGTTTAGGCTTCAATTTCAATCCAATTTAATGTGTCTTCATCCCACACATAATTTTTATCGTTTAATGGTCTAGGTGTTGGTGCTTGCCAACGGCACGTATCTTCATTCAGTACCCAAGAATTAAAAGGTTTAGGTGCTATAAAAGCATCACGCTGTGCATCATAAGTAAAAAGATTGCCAGCGTAATTTTTACGAATTTTGCCATTATAGCTTGTGCGCTTTACTATGTAAGGCGTTCCTTGTGCGTAATAGGTTTCTGTATCTAAGCCATCAATGAGTTCGGTTTCATCTTTACCGACTATGACGGCAATTACTAAGTTAGTTTCTTTATCAATGTATGCGTAATGTGCCATTATGCCCAACTCACTGTGTCTGCTAAACCTGCCGCTGTTACTTGTGTTGTTTTGAAACCGCCAGCCGATGCTGTCGTTTGTGTAACGCCACCGCTAAAAGTTGCAGTTAATGTGTCTGCATATTTCAAAACTATAAAACCTGAGCCGCCTGATCCTGGTAACTGATTTGGCAGACTCGTATCTCTTGCTAATCCACCACCACCTGCGCCTTTATTTGTATCGCCTGATGTCGGTTGCAAACCAGACCAACCACCATTTCCACCACCACCTGTGCCACCTGTTCCCAAATTTGATCCTGTTGGGTTTCCTGCGCCACCTGCGCCACCTGCGTAAGTTACAGATGAGCCAGTAATATCTGTTGCACGACCATTACCACCATCTCCTGATTGAGTAGCACTTTGTATATCTTGACCAACAGCAGATGCGCCGCCACCACCACCACCTGAACGCTCACCGCCAGTTAAAGTACCAGTTGGACAAGCACCACCTGCAAAACCTTGGTTGCTCTGAGCTGTACCACCATTAGCGCCAACAGTTGCATTATGCTGTGCAGCACCACCACCTGAACCACCATTTTTACCTGCTTTAGCGTTTGCATTAGATGTTGTACCAGCACCACCACCGCCACCTAATGATGTAATTGTTGCAACGACAGAATCTGCACCATTAGCACCATCATTGGCTGTATCACCTGTGTTTGAAGCAGCGCCACCAGCGCCTATTGTAAGTTGATAACTTGTAGATTTGTTTAAAGTAATTGCAGATTCTAATGAGCCGCTACCACCTGTTGCAGTAACTGTGCAGCGCATACCACCTGCTCCACCGCCACCTGCTCCAGCTTGTCCAGGTGAATATCCACCTGCGCCCCCACCTGCAATAACTAAATAATCCAGAGTAAAAGTAGATGGTGTGGTTGGCGCTAATTGACCTGCAATTATATTTAACATTTATGCAATAGCTCCAACGATTACCCAAGAATTAGCAGCTGTCTTAATACAAGCCGCAGATTTGTGTTGCGCTAAAGTTGGTTGGGCAGGTGTTGCGCCAGCACTTACTACTGTGGTTGTGCCAGAAGTTACCGCTTTAATTGTTACTGCGTTTGCTGCTTGATTTAATACTGTAATGACTGTGCCTATTGGGAAGTCATAAGTTGCATCGGTTGGAATGTTAAAGTTAGCAGCTGATGATTTATTCATTGGAATTAACTGCTGGTACTCATCACCGCTACCCACTGTGTAATCTGCTGTTTTAGCAGTTTGTACTGTAAAGGCTGGTAGCCCATTCCACATAGCAGAAGTAACTACATCACCAGTATTGCCTGGAAAAGTTGGCATTATATCTCCTTAATAAGATAATACGTTTTGTCCTAAGACACCGTAATCTACGTTGCCTATTATAAACCCATCTATGACAGGTTCTAGCGTTGTAAACACCACTTTAAAGCTATTAGGTGTGATGATGTTAGATACGCCAAAGATTTGCAGGGTTTTCTCCAGCTTAGATCCACCAGGCTGGGTTGTGATTACTGTGATCGGATCAAAGAAGTCTAGGTTAAGCGCTGCAACTATTCCTGTATCGTAGTTAGGGGTGTATAGGTCTAGCTCAATGGCATCGCATCGGATGGTGGTCTCAGCCCTGCTAGCCACATAAGCCCTGGCATAATCTAGGGCTTCGGCATCGGTCTGCATTAGCAAGTCTTGTTGGTTATAAGAATGGATGAAATACTTGTCTATGCTGGCCTGATTGCTGGCAGATTGCACAGTGCCGCCAGTCCTGGTTATCTGGGCAGAGTTAAATATAAGGGTGTCATCTAGTTTCCAGGCTGCGTTAGCGTATGGGATACCTGTGCCATCATCTGCAAAGATTGTAGGTGTATTACCTATGGTCTCTGTAGCTGTAAGCCTGTCCTTAAATACAAAGGATCCGTCAAAACCTACATAGATTGCGCCGTACTCTGACTGGGCGACAGTCTGCATAGCACCTAAAGCGGTACGTGGGGTGCCTGGATCATTCTGTAATGTAGTTTGACCTGCATCTATTTGGCGCTGTGATAATGGCCAATCGATTTCATCTAATATCTCATTGATACGTGTTCCTGATAGGTCACCAGTATTAGCACCTGTGACTGTAGATATCTGGGCATTGTAAGCCAAGCGCATAGCATCTACAGCTTGTATGGTTGTATAAGCGACCTCTGTAGCGTCTTTAGGTTGTGTGTTTACATAGCTTGTAATAAAGCCTGAGAATAAAGGATAGGTTACGCTGTTATAGGTAGCAGCGATGCTGACCTTCTTCATAGGTGTTAGCAGTCCATAATAAGGCCCAGTCGGGTTAGTCGGGTTAAAATCGCCATTCTGATCTACTATGCGTAGCGTTAATTGGCCTGTCTGGAATTGGTCGAATAAAGCATTACGGCCTACAGCTGTTTGAATAAAGTTAATACGATCTGACACGTCAACAATAACTGCTACGGCATCTGCCAATACGTTTGTGCCTAATACGCCAATATCTAACTGCATAGCCTGAGCAGTGCTTGGCCCAGTAGAGAAGTTTATTGTGGCGTTAATTACTGGAACTGTCATTGGAAAAGAATCAACGATCCACGAGGTACTATGCCATCTCCTAGTTTGATGACACTACCTACCGCATCTTGTATGTAACGTTGTAAGTCTTGCTCGCTACTTAATACTGCTCCAGTGTTTACAGTGGTATTTACTACTGTTGGCGCTGCTGCTGCGGCAGCTGTTGATGCACTAGATGGCATTCCACCTGGCACGGCATATTGGCTCATCTGTGCTAAGAATGCATCGGCCTGTGCTTGTAATCTTGCAGATGAGGCAGCCAAGCCTGCTGCTGCGCCTGCTTCAATTCCCATCGATTTAAATTGGCCAACTAAACTGGTAAAAATTTGATCGTATTTATTAGGCAAAGTATTAAGGGCGCTGGCAGCATTGTTAGCACTATCGGCCAATAGATCTGCAGCCGTCTTAGCGTTTAACTCTGCGAGATACTTTTTAGCCAAAGCCTCATTATTGTCTAGTATCGCTATCTTGGCTTGTATGCGTAACTTAGTCTCAGCATCGGTAGTCTCATTTAGCGCCTTCATTAATCCTATGCGCTCTAAATCAAACTTCTCTGATAGTTTGTCAACCTCAGTCTTAGCTTTTAATTGAGCGTTTTCTTGCTTGCGTAAGGTAGTTGCTGTCTGTAGGGCTTTAGACTCTTTGCGTAATTGATCTAGGTAAATACGGCTGGCTGATCTGCCTTCTCGATTAGATGGTGCAGTCTGGGCTCTTTGCGCTGCGCCTATCTCTGAAAATCCTGCAAGGTAAGCACCTAATACTGGAATATTCTTAACATCAAATAAAACGCCACCGACTTTGGTATCGCCTAATTTTTTCAATTCTTTTACTAATACTGCAATACCCACTACTGCATCTGCTGTACTGGTAGCAAAGTCATCCATTAACTTTGTTGCACTGCTAATGCTGGTGTCTTTGCCTAATAGTGACAGCGCATCCAATAAACCTTTGCCAATAGTCTCTCTAGCATCTTCGGCTGCAACTGTGAGCAGACCCATCTTGCCTGCATAAGTATCTAATCTAGCTGCTGACTGACCTGAAAACTTTTTGTTGAGTTCGGCCATAATCTTGTTCATATCGCCAGTCTTTAGCGTGGCCTTGCTTATGCCTGCACCTAACCTGCTAAGGCCTGTGGTGTTACCACTAAAGCCACGTGTTAAGGCTGCGCTGAC